CCATTACACCACATCCAAACAACAACTTCTTTATCATTAAGTTGGAAATCATTACTAGACCAATAAGTAGGTTTTGTAGGTAGATATTTGTCATCTAAAATAGCACAATCAGGAACTTGTTCAAAAGTAATTTTATCATATTTGGTATGATCCTTTGAAATTCTCCATTCATTGTTATTTTTATAAGAATGAACAGTGATTCTGTTAGTAATATCGTCAGTATTAAAAACGAAGCGCCCAACAGATCTCCGTCCCTTCTCCTTAAAGTTTTTGTAAGAATAATATACAGCAGGAGTAGTTTGATACATACTGTCAGCAAAATGAACAGTAGCAGAGAAGAAATCAAGTCCAAGAAAAACATTTTTGTCCTTATTTTGAAAAGATTTTTCAATAATATATGAAATATTTTTAGGGTAGTAATCAATATTGGAAGACCTAGGGTCAAGGGAGAACCAAACAACAACGTTGTTAGACATAATTTATAAAAACAGCAGGTGAAAAATGGTAACAGTAATATAAATAACGCATTGAATAATTTCAATTTTTTAAAGAACTAACAAAAATTTAAGATTTATTAAGTAATTTCAAAGCTTTTAAAATAATATCTTCTTGTTGTGTAATTTTTTTAAATATCAAATTTTCACTAAGATAAATAGATATATATTTATTATTAAATAATTTAATAACAGCGATAGTATTATCAGGATTTTCAGTATTTTTAAAATTACAAAAATAACCACCCATTTTTAAAGATAAATCATTAGGGTTAGAAATATTAATCCATTTAATATAAGAACTAGGAGTAATATCGTTATAATTATCAATATACATAAATTTTTTTAATTTTTTATTAATATTTTTTAAAGTATTAGAATCATAATTAAGTTTTTGTAAAATATCATTTTTAGATTTATGAATATTATCAAATGAATAATCAACAAAATTTGAATTATTAGGATTTTCTAAAGCATTTTTCAATAATTCATAATTCATAATTCATAATATATAATAAATAAAGAATAAGTTTAAATAATTTAAATATTATAATTACCAAGTGTAATATTCAAGCATATAATTTCTAATTTTTTGTAGAATTTTACCAAAAATAGTATAATTTTTATTAGTGGTTAAATTGATAATCAATGTAATTCTTTGTCCATTTTTAGATTGTTTAGATACTTTGTGATAAACTTTATCACCATTATAAATAATAGCATTTCCTAAAGATATATCAATAATTTGTTCTTCCTTTTTTTTGTTTTTAATAGTCAAGTAAGATTCATTATATTGATTAATATATAATGGAATCAAAACAGTATATCTAGAACCAGTAGAAAAGTTAGTATCAAAATGGTAACTCATAAAATCATTGTAAGTATATAGTTGCATAGTAAAAGATAAGGGTTCAATAATAGGATCAATAAAATACAAATTTTTTTCATCAATCAATAATTTCATATAGTTTAAAAAATCATCATTAAAATATTTTTTAATAAAAATATTACAATTATTAGAAATATCATAAAAATTGAAGAGTTTGCAACTAGAATTATTAAAATTTTTATTGGGGTCTTTAACAAGACCTTTATCATTTAATAATTTAACTAAATCTAATGAATTGTAAGAAAAATCAGTTTCAAAATAAGTGATTTTATCATTATATTTAAAATAATTAAAATAAGTATATATCAAAATAAAAAAACTAATAATAGTAAAAAAAATTTTTTTATTTAAATTCATATTGATTATAATTATATATTAATATATTTATATAATTATAGAATTATAAACTAAATAATAAAAAACAAGTTTAGTTTTGATTATAAATGTCAAGACTTCTAGCACTAGCATCATTAGCAATAACAAATTTAGGCATCCAATAATATGGTATTAATTTATCAGTGCCTTTATAATTAAAATTATACAAATATCTGTAATAAGCTTGTTCATATGTAGTAGGAGGATTAATAATATTATTATCATTTAATAAAATTTTTAAAGAATCAAATAATAAAGGATCATTTTCATATAAAGTTTTAATTTTGTCATTAATAATATTATACCATGATTTTTTTAAACTACTAACACCATCACTAAAAGCTTCTTTTTTTCTCCATAATATTTCATCAGGTAACAAATCAGGCATATGTATTTCAAATGCTTTTCGTATTAAGTATTTTTCACATAATTTTGAAGTAGTATCATGTTTTATATAATTATTAATAGAAATATAATAATCAACAAATTTTTTATCTAAAAAGGGTGTTCTTGGTTCTAATCCATGTGATGAAATAGATTTGTCGCTTCTTAACACATCAAATCTATTAATATTTAGTAATAATCTTTTAGATTCATTATTGAATTCAGTAAAGTCAGGACATTTTCTAAAATATAAATAACCACCCATTAACTCATCTGCACCATCGCCATTAAAAATAACTTTATAATCAGTATTATTTTTTATATATTTACCAATTAAATAATTGCCCACACTAGCTCTAATAGTAGTGGTATCATAAGATTCAATATCATATATAACATCAGGGATGCTATTAAAAAATTCATCATCAGTTAATAATATTTCAGTATGAACACTATCAATATGTTGAGCAACAATATTAGCATATTTTAAATCTTCAGAATCTTTAAGTCCAATACTGAATGTAGCAAGTTTTTTATTGTGTATTTTTAAATATTTACTAACTAAAGCAGCAATCAAACTACTATCTAAACCACCAGATAATAAACAAGCAATTGGTCTTTCACACGTATCAACAATTCTTTTATAAACGGATTCTTTTAGAATAGCAACAATGTTTTTATATATAATATTTACATCATTAAAATCATTATTATTATTACAAATGGTTAAATTGTAATCAGGTAATATATAATAATTTAATTTATCAAAAGAAATGGTATTTTTATCAAGACAAATAGAAAAATAATGAGATGGTGTGAAATTATGAATGTTAGATTTATCATCAGATAAATTATATAACACTTTTAAATCACTAGCTAAACCAAATGTATTATTTTCAGTGAAATAATAAAGAGGTCTAACACCGTGAGGATCTCTGCCTACATAACATTTATCAATGTTAATATCATATATAAAAAAAGAAAATACACCATCTAATAATTTAATAGTTTTTTCTATACCAAATTTAATATATAATTGTATAATAATTTCACAATCTGAATCAGTAATTAAAACAATATTATAATCATGAGCCAACGATTTATAATTATAAATTTCACCATTACATACACAATAAATATTATTAATATAGAAAGGTTGATTAGATTTATCATTCAAACCATTGATAGCTAAACGATGAAATCCGATATATGTATTATTAATTTTTAATAATTCAGTATTTTCAGGTCCTCTAATTATTCCCTTATAAAATTCTTTTTTTATTAAATCATAATCTTTATTAGAATTAATCAAAGCAAATATTCCACACATTTTAAATTATATTAATTAAAAAATTATCTTTAATTATTATTATAATATATTTATTTTAAAATATAATAATAATATAACAAATATGAATAAAAACGAGAGTTACTATATAAATCAAGATAATATAAATAATAAAATATTTAATAGAAATATACCAGGTAATAATATAGAGCCAGTATTTGATCCAAGACCATTATCAATGAAATACAATTTAAAAGAAAAAGAACCAAAAGTAAATGAAAAACAATATAGTGATTTCAATACAAATACAAATTTTTATCCAGGAACAAAAAAACCAACATTTTCACAATTTTCTAATAATGTAGATTTAGAAACAGAATTATTACATTATAACAATAAGTTCAATGTAAATAACAATAGTGATTTATACGATAATAACAAAACATATAAAAATAATTGTGCAGATATAACATCAGATTATTTATTAAAAAAACAAGAATCAAATTATATAAACGAAAATAATTTATCAAGTTTAGGCAATGATATATTTTATAATAATACTCGTATTCAATTGAAAAATATAAAATAAGTATATATTTAAATATGCAAAAAATAAATTTAGATTTTATAAAAAAAAATCATATTAACAAAATTATAATTGATAATAATAATAGTGAAAAAGATAACAATAAAAAATTAATTAAAGATATAAAATTTTATAAAAAAAGAATAAAAGAATATAATAATTGTTTATTAAATTCATTTATAAATAATAATGAAGACAAAGATGAAAATAAAATAAATAATTTGAATAATAAACATATTGAATTGTACAAAACTTATTTAGAAAATTTAATTAAATATTTTAAATTTATTGATTGTGAAAATCAATATCAAAAAGAATTAGAGAATTACAATAATTCTAATAATATAAATATAGATGATATATCAAACGATAATATAGCAACTGATAAAAATATATTATTAGAATATAAAATAAACAAAAAGAATTCAATTAAAAAATATTGTGAAACAAACAAAATACATGAAGAACCTAAAATTTTACCAAAAAAAAAAATAATACATAAATATAATGGTAAGACAGACGCAAAAAAAAAAGAAATTTCATAAATTAAGATGTGCACCTAGTAAAAAAAATAAATCAAAATTTACTTGTTATGAAAAAAGAGATATATATAATTTGAAAAATACGTGGAATAATAATAATCCAAATGATATGATAATAAGCAAAAATCCATATAAAATATGGAAACAACTAAAGAATAAATTATCAAATAAATGTACAAATGAAAGATGTTGGCTAGCACAGATATTTTTAGATAACGATTATAATAAAAAATTAATACATAAATTGTTTGCACCAAAAATGCCAGAATCATGGTTAAAAAATATAAATACATGGTTATCAAGTAATGACATAATAAAATTGATGCAACAATATGAAAAATCATATAAAAATTTTAAATTTATAGGCCCATCACCTATTGATTTTGACACAAAAGTAAATGGTGGTGAATGTGTTTGGAATAATTTATGTAATTTAAATTTATATGATTATTATAAAAAAAAAATATACAAAATAGGTATAATATTAAATTTGGATACACATGATAAAGGAGGTTCACATTGGGTAGCTAATTTTATAGATTTGAAAAACAAATATATATTTTATTTTGACAGTAATGGTGTAAATATTCCAAAACAAGTAAAAATATTAAATGAACGATTAATCAAGCAATTTAAAAGTGATACTAATATTAATCTTATTCATTATGTTAACAAATTACAACATCAATACCAAGATGGTACATGTGGTATATATGCATTATATGTGTTGATACAATTATTAACAGAAAATATAACACCAAAATATATAATGAATAATAAAATACCTGATTTATTAATGCAGGAATTAAGATTCAAATATTACAACAAATATTAAAACAAATAAATATATATATATATATCATAAAGACATATATATATTTATGACTAGTCATAATAATTATAGAAAAGAAAAAATAGTAAGAACACGTGATATAAATAAATTTATATCATATTTAGATTTAAAGGAAAAAGATGTAAATAAAAAGAAAAAAGATGTAGATAAAAATTTTGATTCATATTTTAAAGATTTATTTAAATTCAATATAAAAATTTACGAAAAGGGACATAATTTCTATCAAAAGTTTGTTGAATTAATGTATTATTCATATAATGAAATAAAAAAAAACAAACATAAGGATTATATGGTGACAAATTTTTATAGTGAAAACTATTTTGTTGAACGATTAATATATAAAACATTTAGAGAACAAAATAATTATCATTATAATTTTTTAATATATATTATAAGAGATATAATAGATATTATAAAAGATGAATATCAAATATCAAAATCGGTTTCAAGAAGTCGTTCAAGAAGTCGTTCAAGAAGTCGTTCAAGAAGTCGTTCAAGAAGTAGTTTAAAACAAAAATCAAACTGGGAAAAAAATAAGGAATATACATATTTTATATTTCAATTATTAACAATAATAGAAGAAGAAGCTATTTCAAAAATACATATAATAGAAACAAAAACCAAGTTATTATTAAAATTATTATATGATTTTATAATTGCTAAAACTGATGTAACTTTATATAATAATAATGAAAGAACAGTAAATATATCAAATACCCATATAATTATTTGTATAGAAGAATTGAACAATATGGATAATAACACACATTTAGAATTAAAGGAACAATTATTAGAAAATGAACAATTATTAGAAAATATTAGTGTAAATAAAAATCAATCACGAGGTAAGAATAAAATAAGTACAGAAACAAAAAGAAGAAGACCAATAGGTGGTAAAAAAACAAAACACAAACGATTTTAATTAAAAATAAAAGTAAAGAAAAGTAAATAAAAATACAATTAACAAATATTTTTTGTTTTATTTAATTTATAAAATTTATCTAAATATTTCATATCGTTAGTTATTATTTTACATAGTTTTTTGTTGTTATTTTTTCTATATATTCTTAGAACATTTAACCTAGCTTTTTTAGATTTAGCAACATCTCTTTTAGATTTACCAGTTTTTTTTGATTTAGTATTAATATACTCATTAATAGCGCGTTTTCTTTTTTTAAAAGTTTCGGATAATTTATAATGATATTTTTTATCTTTATCATTGATAGGTTTTAATTTAGGTAACATATTTTTTTTAGTTTTCTTGTATTTATAATTCATATATATAATATTATAATATAAAATTGATATAATTAATATAATAAATATAATGTATAAATATAGATAATATATGTTATGATATTGTATGATTTTAACAGTTATTTAATAGCAGTTAAAATCATATCTAGACCATCAAAAATATCAAAAACTCCATATGTAGCAGATATATTATTAAATGATAATACAATAACACAAGCACATTGCCCATCATTAGGTTGTTGTGGTTTGTGTGAAAAAGATAAAATAGTGTATGTTTATAAACTAAATAATAAAAGTAAAAAAAATATATGTAAATACAAAGTTTATTGTGCATATTATTCAGAGTTTAAAAGAATAAATAATATGATTGTTCAAAAAAATATATTAGTAGGAATAGAACCAAAAATAGCAGAATTTTTTGTAGAATTAGCATTAAATAAAAATTTGATAGAAAAATTGAGAAATATAAAATCATATAAAAGAGAAGTAAAATTTATGAATTCAAGATTTGATTTTTATGGTATAGATGAAAATGAAAAAGAATTTATTATAGAAGTAAAAAATGTTCCATTAGCAGATTATGAAGATATACCAAATAAAATTAGAAAAACAAGAAAATATATAGACAATGAATATGACAATAAAATTTCATATTTTCCAGATGGATATAGGAAAAATAATGATAAACTAGTAAGTGAACGTGCATTAAAACATATAAATGAATTAAGTAATATCAAAAGAAATGAAAACATAAGAACAATAATATGTTATGTAATTCAAAGGAATGATGTATCGTCATTTCAAATATCAAATTTAGACCCAATTTATAAAAATGCAGTTCAAGATGCATTGTACAATAATGTAGAATTATTAACTTTAGTAGTAAAATGGAATTATAATGGTAAAATAGAATTTATAAAAGAAAATATAAAATATAATGTATAATGAAGAACAATTATATATTATAATACAATATAGCATGTTAAATATACCAAAAATAATTTTTTTAGTTCCATTTAGAAATCGTGATAATGAAAAATTTGCATATTTGAGTATAATGAAATCAATATTAGAAGATTATGATAACAATTATTATAAAATATATTTTATAAAACAATTAGATAATAGAATGTTTAATAGAGGTGCAATAAAAAATATAGGATTTAATGTTATTAAAAATGTATATCCAAATGATTACAAAAATATAACATTAGTATTTAATGATATAGATGTATGTCCATTAGATAAAAGTTATATAAAAGATTATTCAACAACAGTAGGTAAAATAAAACATTTTTATGGTTTTACTTTTGCATTAGGTGGTATAGTATCAATAACAGGTGAAGATTTTGAAAAAATAGGAGGATTTATAAATAATTGGGGTTGGGGATTTGAAGATAATCATTTAAATGATATTGCAAAAATATATAATATAGTTATAGATAGGTCAGTATTTTATGAAAAAGGTTCAAAAAAAATGTTAGATATATATCATGGTAATTATAAATATATTAATAATAGTGAAATAAAAAAAGCAGTAAGAAAAATTAAGGAATATGATAATTTAAAAACATTAAAAAATATAAATTATACAATAGAAAATGAGAATTATTTTAATTGGAATAATGAAAATACAATATATAATGTAAATGTAAATAAATTTGACACACTAATAAATTATACAAATACAAAAAATGACTATAGAAAACACGATTTAAATAATGGAAATAAAGTATATGAAAGAAATATTGGTTTAAAAATGAAATTTGTATGAGTATATTAAATAAGCATAAAATATATAAAAATATATATTTTATGCATCGTCTGGGAATCGAACCCAGGGCGATTGCTTGGAAGGCAAACATGTTACCACTACACCAACGATGCAATGATGTAAATATAAAGAATATATAATTAATTCTTTAAATTAAAATAAAAAGTATATTTAATATTTTTTATTTTTTTATTTTTTATAAGATTTATTTTTTTTATTAAATTTGCGTTTTTTCATATGTTTTTTAGTATGTTTTTTAGTATGTTTTTTAGTATGTTTTTTGTATTTTTTACTTTTAATTCCACCGGTAGTCTGTTTAATATGTTGTAAGCTCATGAGTGCGCTCGCCGCCGCCGCGTCCGCCGCCGCCACCCTCGCCTCCGCCGCCACCGCCTCCCTCGCCGCCTCCAGCGCCTCCGCCCTTGCCTTCGCCCTCGCCTTCGCCGCCGCCCTTGCCCTCTCCTGCACCAGCGTCGCAAACGCTGCATTCTCCGCCTTTATCCTCTGCTCCATATTTTGTATAGTAGAACCTTCAAGAGTTTGAATCGTATCCCTCGCTAGTATCGCGTCATGGTGTGACGTCTTTGGTAAATCCCTAGATGGTCGGTATCGTCTCATCTCTTTCGCCTCCCGCCGCCGCGCCACGGCGTTCTGCGCTATCATATCCGCCAAAATTTTATTATCATTCGCATATGTTGCTTGACTCATTATATTGCTTATTATATATATATATTTATTTTTATAAAATTTAAAATATATATTTATAATTATTTTTATTTATAATAAATAAATTTTTTGATTAAATCAATCGCAGAACCTCTTTTATTATAGTCATCACATATCATGTAATTTAAAATAATTTTTTTAATATAAGTAGGAGTCCAAAACCATTTCATAGATTGTTTATCAATAAATTTTTTGTTTTCAAACATTTCATAAAAC